CGTGCGTGCGTGTGTATGCATACGTAAGACCCCCCCCTTAAATTTTTTAGCCTTATAAAAAAATAGGACTCGATTTGGTCTTCAACTAGGCAGAGAGGAAAGCCAGAAAAAACTCTGCGTTGACATCCTCGAATGCTGGCTTAACGTCCTACAAGGCTCTGCTGCATATGGGAAAAAAGACCCCCCCTTTAATTTTTTCCAGGGCTAGATTTTAAAAGGGCTAAAGTTTGATTAAGGAGTGCAGCTATCTCATCTATCAAGTTTTGTATCTCTGTTGCTTGAGGTAGATTATGTCTATATTCTTTGACAAAGTCTCTAAGTTCTGTCAACTCCAATATGCTATCAATTGCAGGAGGATAGTATTCATTATCAAAGTCTGGCAATACATCGTAGCTACCCATCATGGACTCCATCAGGGTGTCTACAAGTTTGTCCAGGTCAGGATAAAACTCACCCAAGATCACATGTTGTGGGTAATTCTTTTTTATCAAAGCTTGCCAATGAAGGATGTGGGTATTGGTCACTGCGTGCAGCAATGTCAGAATAAAGTCATTGATTGGGTTCATCTAGGCGCTCCAATGTGTTTAAGTACGCGCTCGGCTGCTTCTTTACGCCAAGGCTTTATGGTGTGATTATCTGCGATCTTGTGGATTACCAATTGTCGGGCCAATTTTTGTTACTTTTGCTTATGTTTTGTGGTTCAGGCAATACTTGAAGATTCCAAGGCACATGTAACCCACTAACAGTTTTCCCTTGTAATGGAACTATATGATCTACATGATGCTTGATACCCGTTGAACAGGTTTTATTCATTGCATAGTTATAAATATAAACAATTTGCTCTATTTGTTTATCGTCTAACCATTTTGGAGTTCTTAAAAGTCTCGAAGCTCTTCTTTTTGCATTATTAGCATTTACTTTGTCTCTGTTTAATGTTTTGTATTCTTTTCTATATTGGGCTAGTTTTTCTTTGTTTTCTTCTTTGTATTTAAATGCATAGCCTTTGAAATCATAATTTGTAAGTTCCCTGTATTGTTTAATCCTAAGCTTATGAACTTCTAAATTCTGATAATAATCATCACGTTTTTTTTGATTAATGCTTTCTCTATGCTTTTCGTTGTACTCTTTTTTATACAACGCAAGCCTTTCCTTGTTTTTTAATTGGTAATCTCGCATGTACTCAGGTGAGTTCATCTTTTTGCTCCAATGTGTTTCAACACTTTTTCGGCAGCCTGTACTTTCCAAGGCTTCAATAACATGTTGTCTGCAATTTCATGCCACTTCTGTACTTGCCGATACCAACCTTCGTCAAAGATCTTGGCCTTCTGTCTTTTTGTCATGTCACCGCCACTGTCCAACCAGTCATGGCAACGGGTACATCCCCATACTGACATGCAGTCATCAGCTTTGATGCCTCGCCCTTTGCCGTGGATTAGTTGGTTCGAGTGGCAAGCCACTGTGGTTGAGCCTTCGTCACCCATGCAGTATGGATGGCATTTGAGTAGGCACTCTGCTCCTTGTGCAAGCTTTAGCAGGTCAGGGTCTCGGTACATATGTTTCTACCCATTGGATTCCTATTTGCACAGCAACCATAAGGATTGGCATGATGAGGCCAAAGATAGTTCCCAGAAAGAAGTATTGCAGACCGCTCATGACATAGCCCTCGCTTCTACTCTGTTGTTGAACTGCTGGGTCTTCCAGAATTCAAACTTTAGTTTGGCAGCTTCCATGCGCCACTTGATCTCTATCTTGATAGCCACAGATGCTTTAAGTCCATGAAGTTGCTCAATATATCGTGGGTGTGCATAGGCAAATGCTTCTTTTGCACCCAAAGTGCCAGCCTCTTCAGCCATCAATTCTGATTTCAAGGATTTCAAATAGTTTTCTATGTATACAACATCTGACTCGGCTTCTGCAAACTTGGGGGCGTTGTCTCTTATGTAGTCTATGCATTTCATTGCTTCATCATCAGTCATTGCTTTTTCTCCAATTCATTTACTCTGGCTGACAGGACGCGTACCATTTCTGTCAGGACGGTTACTTCTGCTATCAATTGCGCTTGTTTAGTTGGGTTAGCCAAGATTTCTTGCTTTACTTTGCTTCTACGCTCTATTTCGTTAAACGCTTCTTGCTCTTCCATAGTGATCCGCATAGGAACTGATAAACCAATTGGTTCACGCATAGTGCCTCCAAAAATAGTAAATAAAGACTGCCAAGGCTATCTGTCCAAAAAGGATAGCTATGTCGGTTATGTGGGTCATAGTGGAGCCTCTGGCAGTTGATTTCGTTGTTGCTGTTGATACTCACGAATCTGTTTAAGTGTCCAAGGTTTTGGACCTGTTGCTGGTGGGAAAGGCCAAATATACATTTCTATTCCTTTACAAATACTGGTTTACCAATGCTTCAATGCCCTTGTTTAGGTCACCGCTACCCATCTCTTCCAAGGATATTTGTTGTATCCTATTCAACTTTACTACTATAGTCAATCCGTCCACAAAAGGTTTAGGTTTTGCTTTCTTACCTGAACCCTTTCGTTTGCCACCCCAAGGCTTTCTTGGTCCTACAAAGTTATCCCACCACCATTGAGGCTTTTTAATGTGCCTTTGATAGTATTTTGGTTTTGTATAACCAATATCCTCCCATCTAGTCATTCTCTTCCTTTACCAATACATTGATAAACCCAATAGTTCCATATACTTTTGTTGCATGTAACGAGGCAATCTGTCCATCGTTTTTAAAAATAATTCCTGCCATGCCATCAAGCACCGACTTACAAAGATTATCGATATCGGGTTTTTTTGTGTGTGGAGCATTTAAAAGGGCTTCCTTGGCCTTTTTAGTGGCAGAGGCTGGTATGGGTAGGGTGAAGTGTAAAAACACGGTTAAAGGGGTTTCTAGTGGCTCCATGTCGCCCATTGCTAACTTAGATTGCTCGGCAATGAGTGTTTCGAAGGTTCTGGTCTTGGTGTCGGTATATGTGCTGACAAACTTACCCATGCTCCTAAACCTAGGTCTGCCCTTGGGCACGGGTGTGGTGTCTACAACAAAACAGACGCTAATGCTCATAAGATGCTTTCAGTTTGTCCATCCGCTGCTTGATTTGCTTTCCAATGCCTGACCACAGTCCAGAGGGGCAAGCTTCTAACTCCTTGGATCTCAGTCTCGCTTGCTCCAGCCAACCTTTGGTTAAAGCCATCTTTGCGTAATGTTCGATAAGGGCTTGTCGAGTTTTGATGTGCATCTAGATCGCCAGTGCGGATTAATGCTTTGTTGATGTCAATTAAGGAACTTGATTTGTAATTATCAAGTATTTCATGTGCTTCTTGGATGTTCATACTTCACCTGTAAATTGTTTTCTAAGCAATGCAAGCTTGGCTAAAGCCTCCCTTTTGGCTTCCTCGCTGTAAACTGAAACCTTGTGATCTATCTGGGCTAAAGGCTGCCTTGAAGGTATGGCTGGACCATCCTGGCAAATCTTGCGGAACAATAAGCTTGATGGTGGTCTGGTAGGGTCCAGGTGAGCCAGGGCATAGTCCATCATTGGTCGGTAGGTCAAGAGGCGCCCCAAGGTGCTTACCCATTCATTGCGGATCAGGTTAGCGTCTATACCGTCCCATTTCCTCGCAAAATCATTGCCATAAATGGCATTCATGCGACCAAAGATGTAATCAAAGCCTTGATTGGCATCACAAAATTCGTTTGACATTGCTGGTCTCCTCTGCTTGCCAGAAAGGTTTCTTAGGTGTGGTGAGTCCGTTTGTCAGGATTGACATAGTGTTGGACAATCGATCAGCATATATTTGCTTATCCTTTACCCAATCAGCTTTGAAGGATTGCCAATTGCGTACTACAACCTCGCGCAAAGCATCCTCTAGTGTCCAGCCAGCCTTATCAGCTTCGTGTTGTATACCATCAATAACCATTTTGGTTATCTGCGCCCGCTTGGTTTTTCTTTGTTTAACAAATGATTGCCAAACTTCTAACGATACGCCTTCTGGCGCTTCTGTCTCTCTCTCTTTCTTTGTCTCTGTCTCTCTCTCTGTCTCTGTCTCTGGGATAGCATGTTGCTTGCGTTCTGCTAGCATAGTGCTATCAGAGACAAAAAATCCCTTATCAATCAATGGTTTGATGCCATCTTTATATTCCTTTTCTGATATATGTAGCCGAAAGACTAATTCATCAAGCGAACCATCAAAAGTACCATCTTTTGACTCACTGGCTAGCAACCAAAGAAGAGGTGCAAGCGCCTTGCTAGCAAGTGGCAAGCGCATAAATTCTCGGTCGTTTAAAAGGTCACGATGTAGTTTTATCCACGGTGGACAACGATCCTTGTAATGTTGGAACGTAGCCCAATTCTTGGGTTGCATTAGCATGGGGTTTTTCCTTTTTCCACCCTTAAAGGAAACAATCGGCAGGAGAAGGG